AGTATTTTTCAGTTTTCATAGCAGATTGAGCTTATAACTCTATCGCAAAAACATCAAATTACGCGTTGGTTGTGTAACAGTAGCACGTTGCTATTCCATAGCAAAAGAGACGGTGCAACTCCGATCCCAACGCTCCAGCCTATGAAAAAAGACGACTTACAAAAAATTACAGAAAAGGCATTAGTTCCCGTAAAGCATTACGAAATGCTATATTTGCGCTTTATGGGGCTTACCTATAAAAAAATAGCGGAACAAATGGGGTATACGCATGACACGGTGCGTGGCTATTTCGCTAAAGGGGGTAGATTACACGAACTATATCGACTGTGGGTTGAAACTGCAAAGAAAAACGCTATCGAGGAGTCGCTTGATATGATGTATGGCCATTTACCCGATATTGTTAGGTCGCGCATTGTTTTAGCTAAAAGTATGGGAAAGGGTAGCAATGAGGCGGCTAAAATGATTTTTTCATACACCCTCGGTAACCCCGACAAAAACGTGGTCTCAAGTCAGACAAACGTGCAGGTTAACAATAACCAAGTAATAACCGGATTTGAATATATTGTTCCGGTGGAGCCTAACCATGAAAATACAAATCAAACCGACGTTGAAACAGCATCTGGCGTGGCAGGCGGTAGAGGATCCGATAATTAAGTACCCCGTTTTTGGTGGCGGCGCTGGAGGCGGTAAATCGTGGTGGGGTTGTGAGTTTCAGGTAGTACGCCGACTAATGTACCCCGGAACAAAGGGTTTTATTGGCCGCGAGGAGCTAAAACGCTTAATGGGGAGCACCTTTTTAACTTTTGTTAAGGTTTTGAAGTTTCACAATATAGACAGCCACTTTTGGAAACTAAACGGCCAATATAATTATATTGAGTTCAAAAATGGTAGCCGTATCGACTTGTTAGACCTTAAATATCTACCTAGTGATCCGCTTTACGAGCGGTACGGCTCGTTAGAATATACCGACGGATTTATTGAGGAGGCCGGCGAAGTGCATTTTGGGGCATTCGACGTGCTTAAGTCCCGTGTCGGCCGTTGCATGAATTTGGAGTATAACCTTAGGCCAAAAATCGTTTTAACGTGTAACCCCTCAAAAAATTGGCTATACCACACTGTATACATGCCATGGGAGGAGGGCGCATTATCGCCCGACTTTGCTTTTATACAGTCGCTATACCGCGATAATCCGCACACGGCGGCCTCTTATGAGGAGCAGTTGGCCAGCATTACCACTCCCGCTATTCGCGAGCGTTTAAGGGCCGGAAATTGGCGTTATGCGGACGACCCTACGGTATTGATACCCTATGCGGTCGTGACCGATATGTTTACCAATACGGCAGAGTATTCCGAACATCTATTTGCTACCGTTGACGTTGCCCGTTTTGGGGGAGACCAAACCATTATTCGCCTGTGGCGCGGCTGGCATAACTACAAAACCATAGTCCGTACCAAATTAAGTGTTACTGAGGTTATTGAACTTGTGAAACAAACAATAGTGGACGAACGCATTCCCCGCAGTCATGTGGTAATCGACGAGGACGGTATCGGCGGTGGGGTAGTTGACGGTATCGGCGGTGTTCGCGGTTTTATGGCCAACCGTACCGCTTTAGTTGACAGGCGCACGGGAAAGCCCGAAAACTATGCAAGTCTCAAAGACCAGTGTGGGTACAAACTAGCCGAAATAGCAAATGCCAACAAAATACAAGTTACTTGCACCGATCCAGCACAAAAAGACCTAATTATACAAGAAATGGGGGAACTAAAAACATTTCAAATTGATAAGGATAAGCCATTGCGGTTGTTGCCAAAAGAAAAAATCAAGGAAAACATTGGCCGCTCCCCGGATCATTTGGACACGTTTATAATGCGCGCTATTTTTGAATATCAACCGCCCGTAAACCCAGAATTTATTGTTTTAGGATAAACGCTAATGGAACAGCCTCAAGAAAAAATCAGTCGGCAGGTTTCCCCACAATGGGACTGGCTCATGCGCACCATTGAGGCAGAGGGTATTGAGTATGGCGAGGCAAAAATACTATTGCATCACGGACAGCCCGTTGAGATAGTTGAGGCCATAAAAAAGAAACGCTACATATCCTAGTTATCCACAGGGTAACACTTGCAACCAGATACAGGACTGTTACGGTTATTACATAAGTAAATATTTGCCTGAGCCGACCACGGCAAGGACCTCACCGAGAATTCTTTAGATCTCCGGTGGCGGTCCTTTTATTTTTCGGACCCTTTTTCCAACTCCACGCTTTGCTTCCCGGCGGCGCAAACCCTCGCCTCGGAAAAAGGACAATGTGCACTACTCATTGGGACGAGGGTCTGAAACGTAAAATATCGGCATGAACTTTTTCGATAGATTAGCCAAACGAGCGGGGTACGTCCGAAAAGGGCTTGAGGACCAGGGCTTTAATTCGTTTAACGGCTCAACGAGTGCGCAACTCTTGGCTATGTTTAAGTCAACACATTTGTCGGTATCTGACGCCGAAGCCCTAAAAGCCAATGCTGGCTGGGTTTTTGCCTGTGTGGACAAAATTGCCGACGCTGTTGCCGCTGCCGAATTGGAGGTTTACGAAACCAACAATAATGACGAACAAAGCCGTGTTTGGAGTGGTGACTTAATGGACTTATTGGCGCAGCCAAACCCTCTTAGTACCGAGGTTGAGCTATTTTATCTTTTAGCAGCCCACTTAGAGCTTACCGGGAGCGCCTATTGGTATTTAGGCGATACAAAACAGGGTAAAAGCGAGCCAAAAATGCTCATGCCAATGATCCCCTCGGCCATTGAAATAGTACCGGGTAAATTCCCGAGCCTCGTTAAAAGTTACAAATACCACGTTGACGGCAAGGTTGTAGAATACCCCCCCTATGACGTTTTACATTTGCGCCGACCCAATCCTAACAGCTACTACCGAGGCTTAGGCAAGGTTGCGGCTATTTTCCCATGGATTGCTAACGACTTTTTTGCCGACGAATTTAACAGCAAGTTTTTCCTTAACGGGGCCGTAATTGGCGGGTTTTTAGAGTCTACCGAATATCAGGACGCCGACACTCTCAAGAGTATGAAAATGCAATTTGAGGACTTGTACACCGGCGTTCGTAACGCTTTCAAAACCGTGGCCATGCCAAAGGGTGTGAAATATATCCACAACCAACACAACCACCGGGACATGGAGTATCAAGAGGGTAAAAAGTTTAACCGTGATGCCATTTTGGCTGGTTTCGGCGTACCAAAAAGCGTTTTGGGGATTGTCGAGGACGTAAACCGTGCTAATGCTGAGGCCTCCGAGTATGTTTTTGCAAAATACACAATTTTACCTAAACTACGCCACATTGAGGCGGCGTTAAACCGTTTTCTAGTGCCACGTTTCGGCACTAACTTATCCGTCAAATTTAAGGATCCAACCCCGCTAAACCGCGAACTGGAAATGAAAGAGCGCCAGGCCGCCCTCAACAACAGCCCTTACAAAACGGTAAATGAGGTACGGGAGGAGGTTGGGCTTGAGCCGTTGCCCGACGGCGATGTTTTGCCCTCCGGTAATTCTGTCCCAGCGGTAAATAACACGCCCCCACAAAAGCGGGTGCAAAAGCTATTGGCTCCGTTGCCTTTTGTAAAACGTGACTCGGCCACTAAGGCCGCTTCTAAGTTGGCTAAGGCCATTACCAAGGAAATCGCCGCGACTGTTGAACAAAATATTGATGTCAAAGAGGTTGGCTGGCAGGCAATGGTAGACCGTGCCGAGCCTTACGAAAAGAGACTAGCCAATGTGGTTATTGCGCATAATAACGCCCAAAGGGATAGGGTAATTGCGGCTTTGTCTAACTCTAAGGCATATAGCGCTAAAGACTTTGACCTTGAGCGGTTACTTAGTCGGGATAATGAAATCAATTTCATGTTCGACCTTACACGGCCAGAGTTTGACGACATGACCGTTGCTGAGGGAACATTTGCCCTTTCTACTATCGGAATTGTGGACGCATTTGTTATCGATGACGCTACCCGTGCCGCCATTGACCGAGCCGTAACACTTTTAGCTACCCGATACACCGAAACGACTATTGAACAGTTGCGCGTAAAGCTAGGCGAGGCCTATGCACAGGGTATGGGGTTGCAGGAAAGAATAGACCTCGTGCGCGGCATATATGAATACGCAAACGAGGTTAGGGCCGATATGGTAGCCAAAACCGAAACATTCCGAACATTTAACGATGCCGCTCGCTACTCGTGGGAACAGTCGGGGGTAGTAGGTAGTCTTGAGTGGTACACCGCCCGTGACGAGTTAGTTTGCCCACTTTGTGGCCCACTGGACGGCACCAAAG